AACATGTAATCGCCCGTAATATCTTCAATTAAACCTTCATATTTTTTTACAACCAAATCACTTTTTATTTCAATTTCAGCTTTAGTTTTATATTCAGCTTTCTTAATAGACATCATTTCTTCTTTGTTTTTTTTAATAAAAGAAATCATATCCATTTTGGTTTCAAAATTTTTATCTTTATATTGCTTAATTTTGTAGCTCATTTTTTAACCATTTTATCTTGTAATAATAGTATTTTTTTTTCAATAGCGATTTTAATCGACTTTGAAGTCGTTTTTTTCTCGGCTAACAATTCTAATTTATTTACATCTATCATTGTATGTTTATTTGTTGAGTGATTAAAGTTTCCGCAATACTTCTTTCATATTGGTAAACTTCAACTAAAATATTAACTGCCGAATCACGACTTAAAGCCCCTTGCGAAACGCTAGTATTTAACGCTATAATACCTGTAACACCTCCAACGCTGCCCCTTAAATTTAAAGAAGCTGAAAACAATAACTTTGCCGTGTCATCTGGGTTATCTTGCTCTATTTCGGCACGCTCACCTAGTTGTAAATCTTCTACAATTTTAAGCCTGTATTCATTGATATCAATAGCCCCGCTCGCTAAAGCTAAATTAAGAACCTCAAGCTTAGTTTTCAAAGTTGAATTTCTAATGCTTTCATCTTCTTGCATTATAGGTAAATGGTCGTATTTAGCTATTAATTTACCACTTGGATCATTGAAATAAGAGTTTAAAGTGTTAACCACGTTATCAATTAACTCTTGACCAGCACCTTGCAAGTATCTTTTATAAGCTTGTGTTTGGTTTTCAAAGGTGCTTCCACTTTCTAAAGAAGCTAAAAATTCTTTAGGTAAATTAAACGCATCATAAATCATTAATATGTCATTACGCAAGTTTTCGTTTATCTGTAAATCGCTGAACTTTGGTGCTGTATTAGTAAATTTTGCAGGCGTTCGGCTTAATCTTACTGCATTTTTACCCGTTCGAGCTGAATTACTTTGATTCATTTCACGCTCCCATTCCTCATGTTCTTGCGGTGTTAATTGTAGACGTCCATTAGCATCGGTAATATCAGAAGTCCACGTGCCAATTCCTGTTGGGCTGCTTAAAATAGTGTTCTTAGCTTCTAAGGCGGTTTGAATATTTGAGATAGGTAGTATCAAAGCCTTTAACCTGCTTTCGCTTTGTAAAGGATTTTCTAAAATCGTGGTATCAAAGATTGGAAGCAATTGTTCAAATTCAATTACCTTATCACGTGCTTTGCCTTTGCTATCCTTATACAAGATTTTAGGCTCAATGTTTTCAAAAACAAGCATTTGATATATGTAATCTTTTTTTATGTCTATATCTAAATACTCATTATCAAGCACCGTTAACTTTATCTTGTCGTAAGCATTAACGCCTGGGCTTTTAACTACGTAAGGATGCGAAGTGCCATATACTGACATTGTGACTACAATAGCCTTAATGAAGTCCTCACCCGTTTGATAAGGATTCGGGTTTTTTAAAAGAGTTAATAAAGGATGTTGATCTAAAATAGTTCCATCATTTTTTTGAAAGTATAGCTTTGCATTTCCAGCAATTTTTGACTTCGTGTCAATAGCGTTAAATACTGCTGGATTAGACTTGTAAAAAGCCATAGGATTATATTCAAGAACGTTGCTATTACACTGGAACCTCAGTTGATGCTTTGGCATAAACTCGTAGTTTCGGTCTTGATTGAACCATGTTGAAGGACTTAGAAAATTAAACGCCATTAATTTTTATCTTTTAAAGGTGCTTTAAATGCACTTAGCAAAGATAGTATTAATATTTTAACTGCCTTTTTGACATAAAAAAACCCCCTTACTAATTTAGTAAAGGGTTTAGTAAAGGACAAAATGTATATTAATTTATCCTTTTAAGCAGAATTACAACTGAATGCACCTATTTTTAACAAGTTCTTCCAACTGATCTCGTTCATTTGATAAAGCGACAAAATCCCAACCATTTATAGGCTCGTTTTTTCTTTCTTTCACACGAAGTTCTTTTTCTTCTTTTGAGTTTTCCTCTAATCGTTTTTTAATAAGCTCTATTTGCTGTTTTGTTAATTTAATTTCCATAATAATCGTTTTCTTCAATTGGTTCTTTCATTTCTATTAATTTTTGTTCTTACATTTAGCGTTAGAATTACTAATATAGTAATTAAATACCACAATACCAAACTTATTTTGTACTCATCCCAACAGCGTAACGCTCCCCGATTTTACCATATTTGATGCCGTCCATTAAGTGGTCGTTACCCTTTTTCGGAACTTCGTCCTTTAAAAGTTCACCCGTTTTATTTTCTTCATATTTGTAACCGATATATTCATCATGTAAATTATGCCCAACATACTTAACTTTCGATTCCCGAATTGCTTTTATTGCCGAAACGTTGGCGTCATGTCCTTTACTGACCGCTCTAATTAAATATCCAGCAGCCCTTATTTTAGTTATTTCATTCGGGCTAGCGCTATCGGCAACAATTACTATGTCTTTTCTTACGCCTATTCTTTTAAATGCATCCAATATTGGTTCTTGGTTACCAGGAACGTAAAGCATTTCGTTAATATAAAGCCATTCACCATCAAATTTCAGCTCTAGGAGCGCATTTGGAACTCTATCGCCAAAATCTAAGGCGTATAATTGGTTGCCATGAAGCTGCTCGAACTCTGACAATGTAATTCGCTGCCAATTTTTATAAACGCTTCGCTCACTTCCTGAACTAATTAAACCTAATATAGTAACACAATACAACTGAAAGTCACTATACTTCATTGCTTCCATGTCGTTAATAGCTTGAGCGTTTAAATTGTAATAGTTATTGCCGTAGTTAGTGTTAATACTTAAATGATAGTCGTTCTTTGGAACAGCCCTAAGCAACTCAACATGATTGTCAGGTAAATTAACCAAAGCTTCAATTTGCTCTCTAGTGTCGCTTGAAATGGATAAAATAAGGCTTATTAACTCATGCTTTTCGACCTTAACAAAGTCGTAGTCTTTCCAAATCCAATGCTCCTTATATGGCGGATTGAAGGCTCGAACTATTTTGATTTGAACGCCCTTTTTTCTTAATGACAACCTTACCTTATTAAAAGCTAAATATTCGGTCTCTTCCGCTTCTTCAATGTACAAATGAGTTGCACCAGCTAACGACTTTAAGTTAGCCGTTTGAGTTTTAGAACCCGCTTTAAATCCTTTAGTAACTATTGTTGCGCCTGTTATTGTGTTCTTAGCGTAGTTTTCGCCATTTTTATTGTCAGATATTTGAATATGAGGGTGTTCTCCGTGAATTGTTTCATATTCTTCAAATCGATCCTTAAAATCCTGCCATAGACTGGAGTATATTGTACTATGAATTTCCCTTATAAAGAACCCTCTAAACTTTTTATTGTAAAGAAGTTCATGCAAGGCGTAAGCCGTTAAATGAAAAGAACGAGCACCTGCACGCCCGCCCCACAAATCAGTAATAAAATAGTACTTTTCGCTATTAAATAAAGGTTCAAATTCTTCTAGTATTGTCATTTTCTTTTGGCATCTGCAACATTCCACAACGGATTTTGAATTATGGTTGTCTGCTTAATTTCTTGATTTGGTTTTCCGTCTACTTGCTCCATAATCATTTGAATAGCTTTTAAACTATCATTGCCCTTCTTACTCATCGCCCAACTAGATAGCTTCATAGCTAATTGCATTTGGGTAGGTAGCTTTAATACTACGCTTCCATCTTCGTTTATCTTTACCACTTGATTAGCAGGCATTGTTACGTTTCCCTCAGCTTCTAATAAGTCTTTTAATTGGTTGCGTATAGACACAGGTCGTCCTCCCTTCGTAGGATTGTTTTTTGGAAACCTAGTTTCTATTCCTATATTTTTGTCTATTCCTATTTTCCCCATTTGAGCCGTTTTTAAGCCGTTTTTAGAGCGTGGTGGTGGGCTCGAACCCCTTCTTTAATCTGGAATGATTAACGCATTACCCGTTATGCTTACCACGCTTATAATTATTCTTTTCTTTCTGCTAATGTTATTTTTTTGCCTTTATACATTCCTGCTCCCATTTCATCAATCTTTGAAAATGGTAATATTGGAACGGTTATTTTGCAAGTTTTGTCTATTAGGTAAATGTATCTTAACTGATTTCCTTCAATTGGTTTTGCTCCATTTTTTTTCCAATACCCAGAACTTTGTCCTATTTTTTTATAATTTGAATTATTTAATGTTTTGTCAGCCATTATTTTTCCGTTTGGCATCCTTAACATAGTTTTATTTTCTTTTAAACCCACTAATTTAAACCCACTCGCTCTGTATATTGTACCGTCTCCACATTGACAACCATCAGCATAAGATAATAGCCATTTTATATGAGGTGTATTTTTTTTTAACAATCTTATACTAATTGCAATACACCTGCTTTCAGAATATTTAGGCAAGTAATCGTCAAATGCCATTCTATTAAGCTCTAACATCTCATTCCATAAGCAAGGTTTTACTAAGCCTATTATACTGCTTTTTTGCATTGATGTTCCGTAACTCATAACACCGTGCATCTTTCCATCTAAAAAGCACCCAAAATGTAAAGTACTATTTGGAACAACTTTCCCGCTGTAATGGTTTTTCTTTACAAACTTATTAGCAATCTTTGAAGGTATTACCTTTACTATTATTTCCTTTGCTCTGCCCATTGCATAATTATTAAATAAATTGCGTTTCCATTGCTGTTTTCATTCCCCATTGTTTCAGCATATTTATACTCATCCGTTGTTTTAATGTCGGCTATTGCGTTTTTAATTTGCTCCGCTTGTTCATCTGCCAAAGTAAACGTCATTTGTTGAAACGGCTCTTTATCACCATCTTTTAGGCTAAATTCTTCGCCAAATTTTTCATCTAATAAAACCCCTACATCAATACCCCATTCTTCAATTACTTGACTATCTAACTCGTCTTGCAAAACATCAAAATCAAAATCAATATTAACTTTAGCTGTTTGATTGTCTGCTAGTGCAAACTCTCTTCCCTCTGGAGTATCTAAATCAATGTCGTTACGTCTAACTGCGATTAAAGTCTTTCCGTCTGTATCTACTATTTGAACATTCTCTAAACCTAATTCACCAAAATTTTCAGTAGTTTTATTACCCGCTATTATCTTATTGTTTTTATCAATAAGGATTGACCTTCCAGCTCCGAATTTAGATAAGGACTTCTCCATTAACGACTTTCCGTATTGAGTGCCTTTGTTAAAGTTCTTATCGTCAAATTTTAAATCAGTTATTTTGTTTCCCATATTAATTCTTTATTTCTACCTTGCAAATATACTTATTTGTTAAGTATCGCCAAAAATTGTTTAGTTCGTCTAGTGTTTGAATATAAATTACTGGCTCTTTTAAGCACCCTCTTACCATTAAAAAGACCTCGGACTTGTCTGTTACAATTAAGTTGAAGTCCTTAGATTCAAAGTCTAAT